CACATTGTGAAAATAAATCTAAAGGTGATTTAGTTACAGGTGAACCTGTAAGTATTCTTCTATATTTAGCATTATCTCTTAATGATAAAATATTTTTAGTTCTATTTGATGTGGGAGTTTTAATTGTAGTAGACTCATCAATTGCAATCATTGCCTTATGACATGATAAAAATTTTTGTGCAAAATCAGTTCCATTACCTGAACTAAATGATTCAACATTCATAATTAAAATATGTAAGTCAGTTCCTGTTTCAAATAAAGTATTTAATATTTGTTTTTGTTTTGCTGACTTGTCTGATGTTTTCCATAACACCATTTTCTTTTCGATATGATCAGGTAAGTGTACAGGCACCTCCTGATCATACCAGTTCTTATAAACACCTTTAGGTGCAATAAGAAGGAGACCATTTATCTGGCCTTTATCATATAACATTGCGGCATTATCTAATAATACCTTTGATTTACCTGTACCCATTTCCATGAAGTACGCAAAATTTTCTTTGTCCCAAGATGCTTCTAATGCATCTAATTGGTGCTCATACGGCTTAGTTTTAAATTTATAATTCATAATATATAACCTTTACTTTTCTTTCTAAGAAGGTATATATAGTTAAAAAAGAATATGTCAATATGAGTAAAGTTTATTTAACACAGGAAATTCCTGGTACATCTATAGGACAACCAAAATATAATGTTTTAGGTGCACAAAAGTTCGGACAAATTGTCACAGTGTTGCCAGAAAAAAGTCAAATTATTTTATCACCTGGTCCATTAATTCACAAATTAAGAACTGCATTAAAAGATTATACAACTGATGATTACTTATTATTATCAGGAGATCCTGCAATTATAGGAGTAGTTTGCTCAGTTGTTTGTGATATAACAAATGGAAAATTTAATTTATTAAAATGGGACAGACAAGAAAAAACTTACTACCCAATCGAAGTAGATATTTTTCAAAAATAAAACTTGACAAAATAAGTTTTAGTCACTATAATTACGGCCATGAAAGTTATAAAGAAAAAAACCAAAGGAGTTATATATGATAATAGATATGCGTAAAGACGCACCTGATCAATCTAATAGTATTGATCCAGATAAACTTTCAACAGAAGTTGAAAAGTTACAATCCATACAAAACCAAATTGAAAATTTGGAAGCACAAGTAAAAGATTTAAAACAAGATGAAAAACATTTTAGTTGTGTTGTTATTCCAAAATTAATGGAAGACATGAACTTATCTAGTTTAAAACTAAAAGATGGTTCAGAGTTAACTGTTAAACAAATTTATAGTGCCACATTAAAAGCTGATAAAAAAGCTGAAGGCATACACTGGCTTCGAGACAATGGCTTAGGTGATATAGTAAAAAATAATATTACTGTATCATTTGGTCAAGGCGAAGATAACAAGGCTGTCGATTACGCTGGCCTTGCGAGGTCGAATGGGTATGAACCTATCCAAGAGGAGAAAGTTCACCCTTCGACACTCAAAGTAGTTATGAAGGAATGGAAAGACAAAGGTCGAGAAGTTCCTGAAGAACTATTCAATACATTTGATGGAAGTCAAACGTATTTAAAAAATAAAAAATAAATAATAACCTAATAAGGAGATATACTATGGCAGATACAAATGCTGTGACTAAGAAGAACAGTGCAGGTGCACTGGCTACAATCAACCTAAGAGGAGACTCTGGAAGAGGTAGCGAAGAAATAAAATCGGACGATATGTCTACGCCGATTTTAAAAATCCTACACCAACTATCACCTGAGTGTAATAAGAGTAATGCAAAATACGTAGAAGGTTCACAACCTGGTATGATTTATGCAAAAGGTCTTGGTACATTAGTAGATGGTCAAGAAGGTGTAGACCTACTTGTTGCACACGTGCAAACAAGATATCCTGAATGGCAGGAAATGGGTGACGTAGCAGCTCCGCCTGTTGCAACTCATATGTCTGTACCATCAGATGCCGTTGAAGAAAGAAACGGTAAATATAGACTGACTAATGGTAACTATTTAGAAAAGACTGCATACTTTTATGTAGTTGTTTTAGGTGATGAACCTAGACCTGCAGTAATTACTATGAGATCATCTAACTTAACACCTGCGAGAGAATTAAATCAGTTGATTAAAAATCTAAGATTTAAAGATGACAAAGGTGTTTATAATCCGGCAGCATATGCAGCAGTTTATAATTTAAAAACTGCAGCTAAAGTTGCGGGAAGTAAAAACTGGCATGTCTATAAACCTTCTATGAAGAGAGCATTAGATATCTCTAAAAAAGAAGACGCAGACTTATATTTAATGGCACAGGAATTTCAAAAATCTGTGTCAAAAGGTGCAGCTAAACCTGAATATGAGAAAAGCGATAAACCTCAAATATCAGATATTGTTTAATTCACTAAGTGAATACTTCGAAGGTGTGGTGGCAACGGGAGACTGTTGCCATCATTTAAAAAAATTAAAGGGATACAGATATGCAAGAGTTTATAAAAAATTTTACAGGTTTAGAACGTAATTACGGTTATTGTAATATTAGTAATGGTTATAAAGATCCTGATACAGGAAAGATAAGATTTAAAAATGGTGACTATGGGTGGTCAGGTAAACCTATAACTCAATTTGATTACAAACAACATTTAGATGGGACAAAATCAATAGGAATACAACCTTGTAATGATAGTGATTTAGCAAGGTTTGGTGCAATAGATATAGATCCAAAAATATATAAAAATTTAGATGTAAAATATTATCTAGATATAATTCAAGAAAAAGAATTACCATTAATACCAGTTAAATCTAAAAGTGGTGGACTTCATTTATATTTATTTACAAAAGAATTAGTGAGAGCAAAAGTAATAAAAGATTTTTTAGAAGACGTATTATTTTTATTTAAACTACCAATCAATACAGAAATATTTCCTAAACAAACTAAATTAGGTAGTGATACAAATGGAAATAAAGTAAATGGTAATTTTATAAATCTTCCATATTTTGGTAAAAAAGAAAGAGTTGCATTAGATCCATCGGGTAAAGAAATACCTTTTGATGTGTTTCTACAATGTGTTGAATTAAATAAAGTAGATTCAAATCAAATAAAAGAACTATCAGATAATCTTATTCAGAAAGCATTAACCGGAGGTGCAGAAGAATTTAAAGATGGTCCACCTTGTTTAGCAATCTTATCAAAAAATAAAATGAAAGATGGTCGTGATAGATTTCTATATAACTACATGGTCTTTGCTAAGAAAAAATATTCAGATGATTGGAAAAATAAAGTTCTACAAGCAGGTAGAAATTATTTTGAGTTTAATCAAACCTGGACAGATGATCACATTAAAATGAAAATAAAGAATTGGGAGAAGCAGGACAAAGGTCATACTTGTAGTGATGAATTACTTTCACCTGTTTGTGTTAAATCAGAATGTGTGAAAAGAAAGTTTGGAATTATATCAGATAAGAAAATAGATTGGCCATTAATGACTAATCTAATCAAAGTAGATTTTAAACCAGACCCTGAATATTATCTTACTGTAGAAAATAAAAAAGGTGAATCAGTTTCAGTTCATGCAAAAGATGTAAATAAATTAAAAGATCAAAAAGAATTAAGAGGTTTAGTTATGGCTCAAGCGGATATATTTCCACCTCCTATTAAAGCAATGGACTTTCATGCAATGATAAATGCTTTATTGGATACACAAGATACAGTGCAGCCGGCTCCAGGGACCAGACCGATAGAGATATTAAAGAAATTAATAAGAGAACATATTAACGGGCCTCAGGCTACAACGCACAATTCTTTTTTAAGTGGTAACGTATTGAAAGATGAAACTTATGCATACTTTGTTTATGATGATTTTTATAATTTTTTAAAAGAAAATGAATGGAAGAAAGATGCATCTAGAACTTCTTACATGATAGAAAAAATGTTTGAAAATGAAAAAGATCATTTACCAAAACCAGAGTTTGGTAAGAAGAAAAGATTTCCAGGTAGAAATAAAAAGACAGATAAACCAAATCCAGGTGTTAATGGATGTGCATTTATACCTTTATATTTATTTAAAGAAGAAGAAGACATGGAAGTAGAAGAGATTATAGAAATAGAAAATGAGGATGATATTGTATAATGATTTATAAATACTATGGTCCTCCAGGTACAGGTAAAACATATAAGCTTATTAGTAGAGCTAAAGCATATGTTAGAATGGGTGTACCATTAGATAAGATTGCATACTTTGCTTTTACCAAAAAAGCTGCAGAAGAAGCTAGAGAAAGAATGCCAGCAGAAGATAAGGACTTATATTATTTTAGAACTATTCATTCATTTGCTTTTGATCAATTAGATTTAAATACTAAGAAAGTAATGCAAGGTAGTGATTATGAAAAGATAGGTAAGAAATTAAATTTAAGAGTTAAGTATTATGATAAATATAATAAAGAAGAAATATTTTATTTGAATAGTGATAGTCCATATTTTCAAATGATAGGAAAAGCAATTAATAGAGATGTAACTATTAAAGAAGAGTACGATAGAAATGAACATAACTCTAAAGAAATCAAATGGCATATACTAAAAAACATAGATGATAATTTAAAAAATTATAAGACTGTTAAAAAGAAATTAGATTTTAATGATATGATTAATCAATTATTATTAAAAGAAGATTTACCTAGATTTAAAGCAATCTTCATAGATGAAGCTCAAGATTTATCTCCATTACAATGGAAGCTATTTGATAAATTAAAACAATATACAGATGATATTTATTTAGCAGGTGACGATGATCAAGCTATCTTTGCTTGGGCTGGTGCAGATGTTGATAGATTTATATCTGAAAAAGCAGATAAAGAAAAAGTATTAAAATATTCAAAAAGAATATCAAGAGCAGTTCAGGAACAATCAATCATACCTCTAACTAATATAATTGGTTTAAGAAAACTAAAAAAATATTATCCAAGAGACTACGAAGGTGAGTGTCTTAAAATAAATAACCTAGATCAAATAGATCTAACAGAGGGAAAATGGTTAATATTAACTAGAACTATTTCTAGATTAATAAAGATGACAAAAGAATTAAGAAAAAGAAATTTATATCATTATACTAATAAAGGTAAAAGTTTTGTAGTTAGAATATATAATGCATCAATTAATTATAATTCATGGTGTAGAGGAATTAAATTAGATGAAAAAGAAATAAAAGATATAGAAGAATATACTGGTCTTAAACAAAATAAATGGGACAACACAATAGATTGGTTTGATGCTTTTAAAAAAGCAGATTTATCTGAGAAAGAATATATTAAAAATATGATAGATAATGGAGAAGACCTAGATGATAGGGCACGTATCAAAGTATCTACTATTCATGCAGCTAAAGGTGGAGAAGAAGATAGTGTAATTCTTTGTTTAGACATTGGAGATAAAATTAAAAAAGCAATTAAGAAGAGTCAAGCAAAGCATGATGAAGAACATAGAGTTTGGTATGTTGGAGGAACACGTGCAAGAAATAATTTATATAAATTAAAAGCAAGAATAAAAAGAAATGAATATAAACATATTTAAGAATTTACATACTAACCTATGTAAACCGATCGGGAGCGAGAAAACCCTTTTTGGTGGGTGGCAGCATCAAGCTCTAACGGGCGAAGTTGGTTCGATTTCTCCAACTCCCTATTTATTCATGGTCGTTAAACCAACAACTGTCACAAATAACTTAACGGAGAAAATATGATTAAGATAATAAAGTTAGAAAAAACAGATGACAATTTTTTTGTTGTCTATAAAAAAAATAATGAAATATTTACATTCAATGGTAATGCGGAAGAATGTTTAAATGAAATAACAGTAAATTTGAAAGGAAAAAATAATGAGCGATAAAAATATGTTTGACGATGCGTTTCCAGAAGATAAACAAATTGGAGGATCTCATTACAAAGATTTTCCCATTCAAC